CTTATGATTTTATACAACAGTTTTGTACATAGCCTTTAGATAGTCATAAGGACCTATCGTAGAGTTTGTAGTTTGAGCCGGTGCTGACAATAAGCCTGCCCATTTACCGAGTGCTTGATTATTCAAAATACTATCCGGCCCTGTCTGATAACAATTATAATCAGTAGCCGTTCCCTGCTCGAGAATAGCGGGCATAATTACAGTCGGTGCAAATACTTGATATCCAGCTCTTCCAACATCATCTGTACTCACAAATATCTCAAGAGCAATAGACGGCACGATCGGAGGAACCGAAGGATAATATTGCACAGGTTCCGCTAATTTGATGACCAAATAACCCATATTATTATCTGCGGTATTTAACGCATAATTACCAGTTGACGGGATATAACCTTTAGAGGCTGTTCCGACAAATCTAAAAGGCGACATGTGTGGAACTTCAATTTCATAAGTTTGAACCCCCATCAACATACGATCAACTTCAGTTCCCGTAGAATACGATACGTCAGCAGAAACAGAAGACACAACATAATTGGGTTTATCTTGACACGTAGATTGAGCTAATTGTCCTGAATAGATATAAGGATTTGGTGAAAACTCAGCATATTGATACAAAGCGTCAGCTGTGCCGCGATAAGCCGAATTTATTCCAGAAGTAGTCAACTCTGGAAAAGGAGCTGTAGAACGCCAATTTCGCCCAGTTGTAATATCAATATTGTAACAATGAAATCCGGGTGGTATATAATACACCTCACCAAGCGTAGAACCAACTACCGATATCTTAAATCTAGCTCCTCCACTATATCCAAGAAACATATTATTAATTACTGCAGTCGTGTTTGCCGGAAGAACCCTGGTAACTCCAGGCGTTCCCGATGGAGTTCCACCAGGATGCCTGACTCCTAATAATGAGGCAACATCAAGCTGAATAGCTCCCCTAAAATTAGTCATTTCTCCTGCCGTAAAACGTTTATAATATCGACGCGTCCAACGCCTCAAATGATCTCGTACACTAACTATTGGCCGCAGATCAGTTGGTTTTATTATCGTTTGCTCATTTTCTTTCAACAATAAATCTGATTGAGTTTCCACATTCGCCTCCGCTATAAAAGACCCATCTATTTTTATAGGGTTTTCTTTATCTTCTATGCCGGAGTCTTCAATATGATCAATAACTGATTTAATCTCACCATCCTCATTGACTACCATACCTCTACTAATTGGACTATTAATAGAATATACTCCTAAATCAAAATTTCTAGTATTATAACCAAATAATTGAAAATCATCTCCGGCTGACAAATATACATTAAACTGAACTGAAGTGGACACTGCTCCATTAACTACTAATGGTTGGTGTACATAAATATAGTACATACCATGTTGAGATGA